CAACAAATAAGATGTTCTTATATCCTTGAGATGTCAATGCGTTTGCGAACATCGCCCCACGTGACAACATCTCCTCAGACATATTAATTTCTGTAGATGAGTGACGTAAATACTTACCGTTTCTAACGGTAATTTCGTTTAAATATGAATTCATTGTCGTAGCCATCCATTCTTTGAATGTTCCACGGACTTGTTTATGTTTTGATCCATCGGTCAAGATGGACTCGCCTTTTGTAGTAAAAAACATTGGTTAGGATCCCTTATAGATGTTTTGAATGTGTGTTTCGAATTCCTCGATCTTATCTAAACGATTTGGCCATAGTATATATTCCTTTTCAGGATTCGCTTTGAGGTTAGTCAAGAGCGGTTGAATCGCATTGTATAGATTATCGAGACGGGTTTGAGCTTCATCAACAGCATCAGATACGGTCTCTAACGCTTGAAACGCTTCGAGTTCTGACTCATCTACTGCGGTGAAACCAAAATCAAATAATTCTTTCATACGTTTATTTATACTAAATAAGTTCGCATATAGGCAAAATTTGCATCTACGTTAAAAAAATCTTCAAGGGGGGGGTTGACAGAACCTAATTTATACTGTACAATATCCTAACCAAATGGGGGATATAGTACATGAATATTTTTAGATTAGATGATGATCCAGTGATATCTGCACAGATGATGTGTGACAAGCATGTAGTCAAGATGGTTACCGAGTACGGTCAGCTACTCTCGACTGCGCATCGGGTTCTTGATGGGTCTGTCGAACGTCGACCTTCCAAGTCCGGAAAACGTATGGTAGACCATTATATAGTCGATGGCGAAGCACGTGAGAATATGCTATACAAAGTTGCACACAAAAACCACCCATCTGCTATATGGTGTCGTGAGAACAACAAGAATTACCGATGGTTGTACGACCATTTTGTCGCATGTGCAAAAGAGTACACTCACCGATATGGCCGAGTCCATGCAACCTATGAAAAACTATCTGGACTTCTTTGGTTCTCTCCCCGTAACATCAACCAAGTTGGACCAGAGACCGTCATGCCTCAGTGTATGCCAGACCACTGTAAGGAGACTGTCGTTACCGAAGGGTACCGCAAGTATTATCGTGAAGAGAAAAAGTATTTTGCCAAGTGGACTAACCGCGAGGTTCCTGAGTGGTTCCTAGAGAGATAAGCGTTTGGGTACTACGTATCTTATTGATACTTTGGTTAGGGTTTGCCCAGAAGGCAGATGATGACCTGTTCGGTGTACTTACTAGTATTCGAAGATTTGATGAATGTAAAAGGATTGTACACTTGACAGCACCCTAGAATGTGTCGTATAATACACATTGTATATTTTATGAAACAACTTGAGAGTTATTATGATACACGGTTCAATGCGACACACTACCACTGGTAGAAAAAAGACGTACAATGCTTGGTCTACCAAGAAGAAACCTACCCCCACATTCCAGCCTATGGAAGTAAAGAGTGAACCTTATCGAAGGGAGACTCCAGTTTATAAATCTCACGATTCGGGTACTTTCAGTACCGAAAAAAAAGAAATAATGAACTACACCGGAACCCTAGTCAAGGGTATCGGAACTATGCACAAGTCCAATGCAATCCCCGTGATTGATGAACAGCAGATGAAAGACCTTGCGTCAATGAGGAGATAGTGTGACTTATTACCTAAAATTAGTCACGCTTAAGTGTTGACTTTCTTTTAAGATTTGGTATAATAGCTACATAAAGTCGAGTTAATAAGGAAATAGAGATGGAACTGCAATACAACTCTCCCACACGATACATGAGCGAAGAGAACCAGATGATACTAGACGATTTGTTCGCAGACTGGAGTCTTGAAGATTGCGTCGAGTCTGATCTCGATGAACAGTTTTTCCGTGACTTCCACAGCAGCCAAACTTGTTTGTGTCAGGCAGACAACATGACTACTCGTGAGTTGGGTCAAGAGTTACGCCCCCTTTTGCGATTCCGCACCACTGGCGATGAAGTTTGGTAAATTAATTTAGCATAATGCCTTGACATGTTGCAAAAACATGTGGTATAATGCTTACATTGAATTGATAGAGAGAGTTGATTATGTACTACGTTATGAAGAACTACAAAAACATGAGAGCGGCAGGTCCGTTCGAAACTCGCCAAGACGCATATGATCATATGGAGTCTTATCCAAACCCGGCTGCGCTGTATGTTTCTAGTGCGCGTGAGTTCACTAATCGTTCTGACTACGCTGAAGTAGGTGAGATTATTCAGTTTACAAATGGTAAAGGTGTTCAAGAAGGTGAGGTCATGTTTGTTCACCGTGACTTGCCTACGGGTGATCCACTACGTAACGCTGACTACTACAGCATTGCGACTGGTCCTAATCCAATGGACCGTCACTATCTTAACAGCAACATGATGCAGATGATGAAGGTCGTCAACATTTCTGCTGGTCAACAACTTGCGATGGAGTTTTAATATGAATATCATAAGTCTTGAAGAAGCGTGTCACTTCCTGTGGCGCGAAGAGATAACCGATTGGGGTGAGGAAAATATCACCAACCACATCTACGTGAGTAAAGGTACAGATCTTGTCGGTTACGTACCACGTCGTACTGGAGTTTTCCAACTCTTTAATACGCCTAAGAAATCTTGGTCTACTAAAGGACGTAAGTTTAAGAAGTTAAACAAGAAACAAATTAAGGAAATAATTGAGCAAAACACTTGACAGGTGATATCAAATAGTGATATCATTCATAATGAATTGGGTCAGTACGCTTTTGTCCGTGCCCATCAACTAAGTCCCTAGGAGGGCAATACAATGGCTACATCTTTATATGAAAACACATCCGTAACAATCCGCAAGTTCAAAGACACTATGTACTGGTCTATCGACTGTCAACCAGTCGGTCAACGACTTCCAGTCTTTTCTAAGAATAATGAGAAGGGTATTGGTATCATCGAAACCCTTATCGATGGCTATGATATCGGTAAGATAACCGTTATGAAGCTTAATCGAAAAGCTCGACGTGCTATCGCAAGTACCGTAAAGCACGATTTTGAGTCCATCGATGGAGGTCACCGCAAGCGAAATTTGTGGGACTACCTAAACAATAGATTCAAGGTGAAAGGTTCTTTTTTCTCTGACCTACCTATCGAAGAGCAGAATACGTTTCTGGATATCGAACTATCCTTTGCGATATATAATGAGTTGGACTCTGAGACTAAAGGGCACATCTTCCGTACTCTAAACAAGACTACAGACGTTAACTTTATCGAGATGCTGAACTCCTATGGTGATACTCCTATCGCTAACTTTGTCCGCGAGACTGTGAGAAGCGTCTCAGGAATCGAGAATGAATTTCACAACCTATTCAAGTTTAATCTGAGCGCTGATGAAAAGAAAGCAAACTATTCCTACCTCAGCTTTGATAACAACCGTTTGATGCAAGATCACTTCTTGGCACGTCTCGTACATCGTTACCTTGTACACCCAACTGGACTGCTGGGTGGTTCTCACGATAAAGAGTTAAAGGATATGTACGAGGATAGTGATATTGACAATAAAGCGATCTCTAAGATTGCTGATAATGTCTACGACCACTGCGAGTTCTTACGCAAGATTGCTGTATATAGAAAGCCTCGCTTTAACGGAAAGGGTTTGAGTCAGCATGATGCTAAGGTTTTGTCTTACTTGTACTTCTACCTTCAAGACACTTACGACAATTTCCGTATTGATGACTATGAAGATTTTTTCCTTGCATATAATCGAGCAAACCAAGCACTGAAAAACCAAGAAGGTCCGTTTAAGAAAGAACTAGTACCCGGCAATTCTGGTTACAACGTTCCTACGATGTATACAAAGTACATTGCTGCACCTTGGGATACTAAGAAGGTGACAAGGGCAATCACATATCTAATACGAGAGATGCCTGACCTAGAGTCCTTGATTACTATCAGGGACCCTCGTCGAAACTTCTCTATTGTAGATCGTGAAGCAAAGTTGTCTGAGCAAAACTTCAAGTGTGCTATTGATGGTCGAAAGTTAAATATGCAAGACGCACATGCTGCACACATAGTCGCACACACTAACGGCGGTCTTACTGTATACAGTAACCTTGCAATGGTTCGTGCTGTATACAATAAGGAGATGGGTTCTATGGACTTGAATGAGTACAAGGCATCTCTTCTAAATAAAGCTGCATGATACGAGACTTTATTACTGACCACATTGACACTCATGTCAACCACGGCACTGTCGGACTTCTACTGTCCGGCGGTGTCGATTCCATATCTGTAGGTATCAGTGCTCAGGATGCTGGACGCAAGGTCCACGCATATAGTTTCACTCTGGATAGTCATGAGTCCTATGATTTTATCAAGGCACGTGACGTAGCAGATATTATGGGGTGGGAATTCACTCCGGTCATTATACCAACCGCCAACATTAAACAAGACTTCCAACGACTGGTCGAACTAGGTTGTCGTAAAAAGTCTGAGTTCGAGGCAGCCGCATATCCTTTTCTTTATGTTTATGACGCCATGGTCGAAAAGTATTCGGTCACTGGATGGGTCGCAGATGCATTCTTTGGTGCGTCTCGTAAAGCAACCCAACGGTACTCTTCTTTTAAAAAGAAGCGTAACTATGTGAAGTGGTGTAAAGAAAGTGGAGACAAACGCGTCAACTGGAATGAGTTCCGTGAAGCGTATCTCAATGGACACTGTGCTGGTATTGCGACCCACAACAAAGTTGCGGAGATGCACGGTAAGATCCATGTTGCCCCGTGGGGTGACCAACGAGTCCGTGACTATCTTATGCAGTTCTCATGGCAAGAACTGAACACGCCACACCAGAAGAACATCATACGCGAAGAGTACGAGATCGAAAAACTCTTTGGTAATGTAAAGCCTCACATCAATTTACAGTTGGGTTCTCAAATAGACAAACTGTTCGAGTCATTGTTGCTCGATACTGAGATCAACTGGAAACGTCGGAACAGGGTCATGGACCTATGTCGCGATCACTATCAACAAACCTTTGTGTCCGACCTATCTGATTTTATCACTTGACAGACAATGCTATATACTGTATAATGTCTGTTAATAAATGAAGGTATATTATGAGTTATAACCCGTACAATTTACAAGATGTCTATGACGCGGCATCCCAGAAAAAGTTCAAAGTCGTTTCTACGTTCGCGGGGGGCGGTGGATCTTCCACAGGTTACCGCCTTGCGGGTGCGGACATTCTCGCCATCAATGAGTTTGTAGAAGAGGCACGAGTCACCTACAAAGAAAACTATCCCGACACACCTATCGTCCCGAACGACATCAAAGAACTAACAGGTCAAGACTTTCTGGACCTTGTTGGTCTGGAGAAGGGCGAGTTGGATATCCTCGACGGTTCGCCTCCATGCTCTGCATTCTCTGTCGCGGGTAAACTGTCTCATTCATCTGACGGTAAACACTCTGACGGGTGGGGACAGACTAAGTCCTACAGCGATGGTAAGATTGTAGAGAACATCGAAGATCTGTTCTTTGAGTTCCTACGTGTGGCAAACGAGATTCAACCCAAAGTCATCGTTGCAGAGAATGTTAAAGGTCTCACGATCGGTGAGGCAAAAGAGTACTACAATCGTATCCTCAATGAGTTCGAGAACATTGGGTATGAAGTGGTATCCGAAGTCATGGATTCTCGTTATTATGGAGTATCACAGACGCGTACCCGTGTCATTTTTATTGCAGTACGCCAAGACGTTGCGGATGAAGTGGGACTAAACTTCTTGACCATGAATCACTTGTTTCCAGAACCAGCAAGAACTGCCATACCACTCAAAGATGCTTTGGTCGGTCTGGAGTATGACGAAGAAGAAGTTAAGTATCTGACGGAGAAGTTTGAGAGAACCGCGTACTGGAAAGACACTGGATCTCTAATGCCTAAGTTTCCCGATAAAGTTTTGACTGGTGGTGATTATCATCCCAAGGGTCATCACTTCAATCTCAAGCGTGTGTCTCTAGAGGCGCCTGCACCTACATTGACTGCAATGGGTAACGGGGATACAACCGCTGGTGCATTTCACTGGTCTGAGTCTCGCAAGTTGACACTAGGGGAATTAAAGCGTATAATGTCACTTCCCGATGACTTTAAACTGACGGGTAAATGGAATCAGAAGGCAGAGCGTATCGGTCGTATGGTTCCACCATTGATGATGAAACAGATTGCTGAGTCAGTCTATGAGAACGTATTGAAGGTGTACAATGAAAGATAGAGAGAATTACCACAAACCAGATTTTAGTTTCGCCCACCGTGAGGAAGGATTCGATAATCACATCGAAAACTCGATTCGTGGTTACAATAATCTACATTCAGATATTGTCAGATTGTCGGAATACTTCGTCGAGGATCTAACCGACGTTGTCGACATCGGTTGTTCGACGGGTAAGACTATCTACGAAATGATGAAACAGAACAATCGATTCGCACCTCTAGCACATTACTCTGGTATTGAGTACGCATCCGGATTTGTTGATGATATGAATGCTCGTCACAAGCAGATTGATAATGAGGGTCTGGGTGATGTAGACTTTCATAACATGGACGTGCGTAATGCATCATTCGCGAATTGTTCTCTTATTACTTCTCTGTTCACTCTACAGTTCATGCCGCCGCGTTCACGACGTGACTTAGTAAAGAAAATCTATCACGGTCTGAACTCAGGTGGCGCATTCATATTTGCAGAGAAAACTATGGCGAGAGATGCTCGTCTTCAGGAAATCATGACATTCCAATTCTATGATCACAAGTCTAAGAACTTCGATGCTGATGACTTGTTATCAAAAGAACGAGAGCTACGTTCAATGATGAAGTGTTCAACTTGGAATGAACTGCACTCACTCTGTATGACTGCTGGGTTCTGTTCTACCAAGATTCAACCCTTCTGGCAGAACCATCTTTTCGTAGGTGCTATTGCTATCAAATAATACGACAAAAACAATTTAACTATTTTCTAAATGAGGGCCCGTGCGATATGCCAGTGTTCTCATAACCCATAACCAAAGGTAATATAATATGAAAGTATCAACACAGCAAGAAACACCCGTATTAAATCTAGAAACCATGCAGTGGGTGGTGGCGAGATCAAGTGCCGCTTCACTAACTGCTGGTGGACGAGGATCTAAAGCAGGTAGGGAATTTGAAGATCGTTTCGAAGACGTGTTAAAATCTCATCTCATCCCTTATGAAAAGCAACCTCGATACACCGACTATAAAGGTAACTCTAATAGAAAGGGTGACTTCAGAGTCGCATTAGACGATACTCCTTACTGGCTTGAACTCAAGCAGTTAAGTGATTTCGGTTCCCACACCGACAAGTTAGACCATCATTTCTGTAACGCTGAAGCAGGTTGTTATGGAGACCATGTTATTATCTTAATCGATCATCATAATCTATTATCGCTAGGTATTAAAGGTCGTCGTAAGTTAACAAATATACAAGTTGATGCCGATAAGTGGATCGAGAGATGTGCAAAGAAAGGTATCATTTTGAGATATATGCATATTGAAGATTTCATCGATATGCTCGACGAACTGTAAGTATTACCAAAAAATAATTTAGCATAATGCCTTGACATGTTGTAGAAACATGTGGTACAATAGCTACATAAAGTCGAGTTGAAAGAGGTTTTTATGGGTTATCGAGTTTTAAACATCACTCCAGAGTTTCGCGCTCAGTACGTTGAACGTGAAGGTCTTGAGGGTCCATTCTTTTATGATGGTCAACGTGCTTTGTATTATGATGCACGTGAAGGTGCCTATCTTAATCCTACTACCGACATGTATTTAACTTACGATGAGTATCAAGAGGAGTATGCGTAATGAGTCAGTTAACTGAGTTTGTTTTTGGTCAAGTTGTGATTTGGGGTTTCATTTATTCTGGAATGATGCTCGCGGCTGGTCACCCAGTCGAACCCTACGTCTACTAAGGAGTATATTATGAGCGCTACGTTTAAACGAATTTTTGCAGAGTTGGTACCTAACGAAGGCAAGTGTGACACTGTCGCTGGTGAGATGATCCGCGCGGCTGGTCGTCTGCAATATGATTTCTATAACAACGGTATGGGTAACAATACGTCCGGTGCCCTAAAGTTCCTACGCGAGAAAAGCGCGATCGATAAGGAGTTGTTTGAGTACGTCCTACCCTACACGACGGGTCGACTCTATGAAGGTAAGTATGAGAACGACCTGTTCCATGTTGCCATCGATCGCATCGTGGAGATGACCACTAAGATGGTGACCTTCAATCCTCAGTTGATGGTAATGGAGAACATTGAGGATATGTTCGACTACTCTGAAGATGATCTCGATGAGACATGCCAAGAGTGTTCGGGATATGGATACGATGACTACGAAGATGAAGACTGTTATATGTGTGACGGTACTGGATTCGCCAGTTAATAGTTTGGAGGGGAGTTGGTCTTTCGAAGATTCCGACTGATAGGTACGTGGACGACTCCTCTATTTTTTTTCGTCCCTTATACGAAAAAGTTATATCCTTATGCCAAAAAGTTCTAAAAATAAGCCATTTATTTTGGCTAAAGCCCTTGCGTTTTATCTCTTAATATGCTATAATAGCTACATAAATTAATGAATAGAGAGTTGATTATGACTAATGAGAACTGGACAGACAACACAGAAACCAACGAAGACGCTACCTTCCTAACACAGGAAGAGTACGATGTCGCCATGAAAGTTATCCCAGTAGACATCAAAGACGTTAAAACTTTCCGTACCGGTTTCGAACTGGTTGAGTATGAGGCGGGTACCGATCCTTTAGATGGTTTCTGTATCCTAGGTTTCGATGAGATCGGAATGTTTTGTAAGAATCCTCGTTATGCATTTATTGGAGGTGCCGCATGAATTTAATCGGTCAGAAAGTCGAAGGTAACTGGGGTGCCATGTACCCCATCGCACACGGTCTAATCGATCGTCAAGTTGGTCGCGACAGTGTCGAAATAAAATGGGAAGACGGTTACCGTGAAGAGGTTCGAGTTGATGATATTCATGAGCTTGGATACCGTAGTCCTAACGGTTCACCCATTGGTATATTTTTTGGAGAAGTAGCATGATAGATTATATTTCTTGTACTGAAGACGGCTCTGAGATTCGTCTTTACGATGAACACGAGATGCGCCCTGTGTGCGAATCGAACAACGTTGCTGAGTTGGTCAATGCATATTTGAAGTATGGTATTGCTCCTCAAGTGATGGGTTCCTCAGATTGGTTCGAGGCACCGTTTGCGTCTGCTCGCGAGTACACCATGAAGAAAGTCTACAAACTAATCTAGGGAGAGACAATGCCTAAGATCGTTAAACTGAATTATGACCGAAAGGTCCGGTACCTTTACGACAAGGACACCGAAGAGTGCAACCGACTCGCTAATGAAATCATGGACCACTACGGTCAGTTCTTAGAAACTCCACACGGGTGGTGGATGGAAGATATCACTCGTTTCCAAAAGGAGTTGAGAAACTGCGGTCTTTCTGTGAATGAGTTCCTTCGAAAAGAATTTGTGATGCCGAAGAAAACTGCGGTCAAACCCAAAAGGAAGCCGCGTAAAACTGTCGCAGCCAAAAAACCTGCCGTGACCAAAAAGAAAACTCCGGTCAAGAAAAAGACGCCTTCTAAGAGAAAAAAGGTCACATAGGCCCTTGACTCTAATACTCACTGTGGTATAATAGCTACATAAAGTCAAAGAAGGAAGAGAAATGAAGATCAGATGCATTGGATTAACGATTACCACTAATCAAGAGATAGTTAGAGACTTCGAAATCTTAACGTCTAATGAAGATGAGATGGTGACTACATGTGGCCACGTTATAGACATGTGGTCGGGTGATAAAAGTGTAACTTCCTCGAAGGGAAGACGCATAATGCACACAATGTCCTTTGATATAATTTAGAGAGAGAGATTTATGGGTTATCGAGTTTGGAATGAAAAATACCGTCACTACTACAGTGATGCTATCAAAGTGATGGATGAAGAAATCGCATACAAGTATTATCAGTATGCAGTTCGAAAGAATTCTCATGGATGGAAAGATTCTGAGAGGAGCAAGACTTATAATGCAGAATGGAAATTCGAAGCCAACTACCCTCACGTAACAAAAGAACTCACATTAAAAGAGTGTCGGACGTTTGCAAAACGTGTACTAAAATCTAAATTGTGGGAGAATTTCAATCATAAAAATGATCCAGCGATTGGACTGAGATCTGCATGTAAGACTGTCCGGATAGAAAAGATGAGATCGAACTCTTTATCCGGAGTCTGCTATAGGGAACTAATTCGATTGAGTGAGAGTGGCATGAACAAGTACGTTGTCTTACATGAACTCGCACATGCTGCTGGATTTAGTAAACATGATTACCGATTCCGTGAGTGCCTGATTCGATTGGTCTCAAGATTTCTAGGCCGCGAGGAAGCTAAGGCGTTGAAGAAATGTTTCCGTGAAAAAAAGTTACGAGTTTCCAGACCTATCATCAAATCACCTGAAGCATGGTTGAAAGCTTGTCAACGTGCTCCTATAAAAATTGTCGCATAAGGAATTCAAATGAATGAAATAATGGAAGCACACGATGAGTTAACTAAAGATTTGGAGAGAGTCCTCTACTTAATGGAAGATGATAATTATGAAGAACTGCCTGATTATCTAAAGGAACCTCTAGTCAAGAATAGGAATCGTTTGGAGATGTTGCTCGAAGTTCTGGAAGAAGATCCGTTATATGAAAGGATTGTTTTATAACAAATTGGTCTAAGAAAAGTGTTGACTTTTGTTATCAAAACATCTATAATACTTGTATTGAAATTGAGAAGAGGAATGATTTATGAAAGGTTTGTCTGAAACTGTTTTTAGTCTTGTTGCTGTATCCCTTGTCCTTGTTTATTGTACTGCTGTTATTGATATGCCCGATGTTCATGTTAGTAATATGACTGGAGAGTGTGTCAAGGTTATCAACTATGCTGAGAACGATAGCTACACGTGTGAAGTTCTTCCTACGAAATACAACCATGTGTGGGTGAAGTAATGGAACTGGTTTACGACATAATCGGTTTTGGTTTGTTTGGGTTCCTCGCTTTGCTGTTATACGTCAACCTACACATGGAAGAAGAGAAAGAACTGGGAGAGCGCATACCATTGATGTGGGAAGAGGGTGGTTGGTTAAGAACTTTTTGGAATACCCTTATATCAAATCGGTCTAAGAAATAGCTAAAAAAGTGTTGACTATTATTCAGAATTTGGTATAATAGCTACATAAATTAATGAGAGAGAAATTTGTTATGGCATATGTAAGTCAAGAAGATAAAAAGAAATTAACCCCCGCGATCAAAGCGGTCCTCAAGAAGTACAACATGAAAGGCACTCTTGCCATTCGTCATCACAGCATTTTGGTGTGTAACATTAAGAGTGGTGCTCTCGATATCATCGGAGCGTTACCTGTCAGTGAGTACGGTCCTCGTGACTACGTTCAGGTCAATCCGTACTGGATTGCTGAAAACTACGACAACGAAGAAGTTGTTGCGTTCTTAACTGAGTTAAAGGCTGCTATGGAAGGGCCTGACTTCTTCTGTGAAGACGACAGCGCGACTGACTATTTCTTCAGAAGTCACTACATCGACATCAACGTCGGACAGTTCAACAAACCTTATCAGTTGGTGGCATAATATGACTTTTAGACGTTGGTGTGATCTAATGTGGTTCGAGCACTGTGATGAGGTTGAACTCTACACAGGTAAACGTCCAGACTACAAGGCAAAGGATTACTTTGCAAAATACAAGTGGTTCCTGAAACGTGAATATTTACATGCAATTGCTAAAAAAAATTAAGCAAAGCCCTTGACAAACGTTTCAAAAACAGGTACAATGGCTACATAAACTAATGAAGAGAGAGATTTAAATTATGTTCTACGCAAAACCCAAAATGTCAAACAATCACCATGCACAGACTTTCGACACTGTCGAAGCTGCTGTTCAGTTCCTTAACAACTACAACGAGTTAGGTCCAGACTTCGTTCAAGAAGGTTACTCTAACGACGTTTCTAAATTGCAAGCAGAAGACTTCTGGTTGGTCGGTAAGTTGGTCGGTCCAGTTGGTACTGAATTCAAGAACAATAAAGTTGTTAAGGCTAAGTCATGAGTACTGTAGCGTGGTTCGCCACTGGCGAGATTGGTGAGGCAGTTCGTGATGTCATGGATTCTTTCCTTGATGATGTCATCGACTCTACTACTGCAATAGCGACACTATCTTCGATGGGTCTGAATAACGATGAGATGATGAGTCTTATCGAACAGGAACTCGAAGCTCAACAAGCAACATTTCACTAGGAATATTGATATGGGTATAATTGCAAACATTTATCGAGCAGATAACCGCGACTCTTCTGCTGGTGGTATGAGTTCACGATTCACTGAAGTGACTATAGTGAACATCGAAGGTCCTTTCGAACCAACTGTGGGTCGCCCTGCGGTCGAGTTGGTCGATGGTTACGCTCGCGGCACCTGTTTCGTACGTCCAACCTATCTATGTGAAGAACGTCCGATGATGGGTGGTACGTTCGTCGCTACTTCTGACAGTCGTTTTAGAAACAAGGTTCGTGAGATTACTGGAGCTGAGTTCTCCGGTGCGGTTCCTTTTCATGATCGAGTGGAGTTTTAATGTTACGACATAACGATAGCTGTACCGAACTGCTCACCATTCTGCAAGAAGAATGTGCCGAGGTCATTCAAAGAGTGTCGAAGGTAAAGCGGTTCGGTCAGGATCAACACAACCTGTCTCTACTTGCTAAAGAGGTCGGCGACCTTGTTTGCATGATTGAGTTGTTACAACAATGGGAAGTAGTGTCGTACACTGCGGTTGAGGAGGCGCGAACAGAAAAGTTGTTCAAGCTTCGTACTTGGTCTAGTCTATTTGATTATGACAGTGATGACAACTATGACGCTAGTGTTAGGTCGGAGAACTGAAATGAAGTATGCCGAAAATGTTGATGTTGCAGAATCACCCAGTTATGAGATGTCGACCTATGTTCATAAGGTTGCACAGTTTCTAGGAATCTCTACCATGCCTGGCCACGTCGAGCTAGAATTCGTCAATGACCTAGGTACGTTCGCTGGACTAGTTGACGGCGATGAGGATCAAGTTGATATCTCTATCGCTGAGTACTTCGAAGGCAAACGGGTCGATGAGAAACAAATGAAAATCAACATTGCCCATGAGATGATTCATGCAGTACAGATACTAAGTGGTCGATTGATTCATACTGGACTAACTCTGAATGAAGGTGTGATGTCCTATAAATGGATATTTGATGGTCAAGAGTATGAGAATATGAAGTACTGTGATCAGCCATGGGAAAACGAGGCATATGACAATGAAGAAGAAATCTACCAAGCGGTCGAATCCGGTCGCGAAGTATGCGAGGCGATTCAATCGCGCCTCTACCCACGTCGACCGTAAGAAGGAGTCGAAGAAACGCGGTCAGTTAACCAAAGATGAACTGTATCCAAATAATGGATTCTAGCCACTTGACAACCCCCTACATATAAGGTATAATTATGGCAGTAAGTAAAGAAGTACGTTACGCAATGGTTCGTGCGGCAGCACTCAAGGTCCAGAAGCGTAGTAAGGTTCGCAAGTCAAACCAACGTCTAGCGAACGAAGTAGTAGGTCTTGATCGTCAAGACTATAAATCCGATGTACGCTGGGGAGATGAAGATAAGTTCGTTAACACTCTCTTCTCCGATGTCCATCAATCAACCCAAAACGAGGAATGGAATTAATGTCCACACCAATGCCTGAGAACCTAATTGATTTAGGTCAATATACTCGTAACGATGTAGAGCTCATCTCGCGTGAGTTTTTGCGTTGCGTTTATCTAGATACTCTAGAATCTTTTGGTAAAGATTATGCGAGTCTAGATGAAGAGGATGAGACGCGTAAGAACGTTCTCGCTACACTTGAAGCATTCGAACACACCATTGCAGTACTAGATGGTAGCGAAGAGTTTCTTGAAGCAGTACACTCAGAAGCGTCTAATGAAGAAGCAACAGCGGAGGACGCTGAATTTGAACGATTCTAAGGAGGAGTCGATGTTTAATTATGATAATATTGTTGACCAACTTCGGTCTAACGTACTTCAGGTAACATTTAGTAAGGTCAATGGTGAGGAACGCATTATGCCTTGCACTCTCCAAACTGATTATATGCCTGAACTATCGGAGGCTAAGGTCAATCAAGTGGATGACTTTTCTGTAAATAAGTCTGTGATTCGAGCATTCGCAATCGACAAACAATCATGGCGGTCATTCCGCGTTGATAATGTCAGGGCGATTGAGGTAATCAATGGATGAGACTACAGAAGAGAAGTTCATAACCAAGAAATCATTCTCTGCGATGATCGAGAGTTTCGTATTTCAAAACAGAATGTCGTACATGGATTCTATTGTACATCTCTGTGAGAAGAACGGATTAGAGCTGGAAGACATCAAGAAGTACTTGTCTCCAACTATCGTCGAACATCTTGAGAGTGAAGCACGTCAGTTGAATTTTCTGCCAAAGCAGAACACACTAGACGTATAAATAGTTATACCCTTATGGGTAATTTCATACATTGTTTATATTTAAGTTTATATTTAAGGAAATATTATGTCTTTTGCAAATCTAAAGTCCAAGTCTATGGACATCTCCAAACTTGTCACTGCCGCTACCGAAGCGTCAGGTCAGACAACTAACACCAACAAATACCAAGACGATCGCAAGTGGAAACCAACTGTTGATGAACAGGGTAATGGTTACGCCGTGATTCGTTTTCTTCCTGCTACGGAAGGTCAAGATCTTCCGTGGGTACGTTACTGGGACCACGCATTCAAAGGCCCAACCGGACAGTGGTACATCGAGCGTTCACTAACGACTCTAGGTCAGAACGATCCATTAGGTGAGTTGAACTCACGTCTATGGAACTCCGGTATCGAAGAGGATAAGGAAACTGCACGTCGACAGAAGCGTCGTCTACACTACGTTACTAACATCCAAGTTATTAATGATCCTTCTAACCCTGCCAACAACGGCAAGACTTTCATCTATGAGTTTGGTAAGAAGATCTTTGATAAGATTATGGATCAGATGCAACCAGAATTTCCTGGCGAAGAACCAGTAAACCCATTCGACTTTTGGGCTGGCGCTGACTTCGAACTGAAGATCCGTAATGTTGCGGGATATCGTAACTATGATAAGTCAGACTTCAAGTCTCCTTCTGCATACCTAGGTTCAGATGAGACTAAACTTGAAGCGGTGTATAACACACTATATGACTTAAACGAGTTTGTAGTACCGGACTATCCGAATGCACACGACGCCAAGTGGTTCAAGACTTATGATGAGTTGAAGAACAAGTTGGAGACCGTACTAGGTCTTGCAACTGGTGTTGGTGCAACTATCAAGAACGAGGCACTTGCGCAGACTGCTGAAGCGGCACCTATGCGTGAGGCGTCAGAACCGACTGTGGTATCTTCTCCTGCTGTTGAGGCTGCACCTTTGGTTGCAGCGGAAGCGGACGATACACTGTCTTACTTTGCGCAGATGGCTGCGGAGGACTAAAAATGGATACTAATATGATTATTCTAATCCTAGCGGGATTAGTCGCATTTGGTCTGATCTACCGATCAGTATCAAGTAAACCGGAAAAGACAACGGGTGGGGGTACTTCCCCTACCACTCCGACTCAACCAGATCAGTCTGAGTTGATGTCCTTAACAAAGGCTCAATTGGTTGAAAGGGCTAGTGATCTTGGAGTGTCTGTACCTAAATCTGCCAACAAGGCAAGGATCGTACAAACGATTATTAATATGTCCAATCCAAACTAATTGATTGTTTGGTAGTATTTGGGAGTCTTCGGACTCCCTTTTTTTTATCTACCAAATGCTAAAATGTTTGGATCTGCACCGTCAGTTGAAGTGACTCCGGTATGTACATGAGTTTCACCCCCGCCTCCACCTGAAGTGTTGGTTGAATTGTTACTGTTATCCTGTATAATTATTGGATTGTCGCTTGTTTTATTATTCTCTTTTACTGCTTTATCCAATTCTGATCCAGTCATAGGTTTCACTGCGGCCGCATCTCCCTTCAGTATCGTTTCTCCCTTCAGTATATAATCAAACCCCTTGGCGTTTTCCGACCCAGCTGCAAGTAATGCTAAATTTTTAGGAGCAAGTGTCTCTAAAACTCTTGCTATTATATCTCCCAACCATTCCCTCAGATCTTTAAATGGTTTATTAATAGCAGTAAAGATACCTACAATTCCCTCGATGAAATCTCCAGATATTAATTTTTTAAATCCACCGATGAGATCTCCAAATATATCACTTGCATAGGTACCTATACTTTCAATTACACCAAATAATTTTTCGGATAATACCAAGTACATATCACTAAAACTAAAAGAGGAGAGATATTCTTGAATTCCTTCGAACCCAAGTTTTCCAGAAATCCATCCAATTGCGCCCTTAACCATATCCAATAGATCAGTAACAAAAAATGTAAACAAGTCGTCAACTAAATTTTTAAATGTGTCAAATATTCCAGATCCGCTTTTTATGCTATCGAATACTGACTTAACCGACACTATAATTCCTGCGATAGGATAAAATAATCTACCGGCAAGACCAGCAAAGGTTTTAAAAATACCGGAGAATTTCGACAGATATCCACCAACAGACTTAAATGTTTTTGTAATACTTTCAATAATTTTTCCTATAGGTCCTTTACCTTTACCCCCAAATAAGTCCTTCATAAATTGCAAGGCTTTACCTAATCTACCGTCTGGATTAATAGTGAATGCATTTTTTAAAGTTTTACCTACACTAGAACCTATCTCCTTTATCCTAGTTCCAAGATTTTTTATCCCCTCAACGAAACTAATGAAAAGTCCTTGTACGGGACCTAGACGATTGGCTATGCCGCCCAGTAACTTTGTAACAGGGGTTAGATATGCCATGAAGGAACCGAAGGCAGCGCCGAGAGATGCGGCTAAGAGACCACCAATAAGTCCTACGGATCTTAACATTTCTCCTATTCTAAGACCTTCCTTTTTTGGCTCCGACTCATTCTTATCATCCTTTTTAGACTCTGAAAGAGCACGGATGGCATCTAACAAATCATTCTGCCATTGTTGTTGCTCTCTCCGTTCTTCTAAAGAATCTCCTGTGGCGACAGGGTCTGGTCGAATCGGACCTACGAATGACGGATCTGGAGCTCTTTCAACGACTAAAGAATCTTTTTCAACAGAAACGCCCTTTTGCAGTTTGCGTCTAATGTAACCAAGATGACCAAACATTTGACTAAGGATATTTTCGCTACGACCAGTACGCATGACAACGTCTTCCATAACAGCTATCAATCTGTCAGAATTATCAATATTCAATCTGTTCTGGTCGTATTGTCCCGATCTAACAGATGCCATTTTTTGGTCAACTGATTTTAAGTTGTCGGACACTTCTTTGAGAGTAGACATTTATTATCCTTGTTGTTTCGCCCTTTCGTTTTTCTCTTTGATGTCTTCTATCAACATCATTAAGTAGATCTCTCTCTCCCACGGAATCATTGTTTCGACCTCTTCCAGTGAGTAATTAAAGTTGTTAAGAAGCTGGAAGTTAACTTGATAGTAATTTGTCAAGTTATCATGAGAGAGATTTACTAAAAAAAATCATCCATCCCCTTTAGTGTTCTTTCATTCGCATGGCCACAAGACGTACATTCAAATTTAACATCTTGTGTTACGCTAGGAACCGAATTGATAAATTCAGATACTTTCGCAAACTGATCTGAAGTCATAGAGTCAATGAATTCTGACACGTCTTCTTTTGACTGATCATTCATAGAGATTCGCTCTTCGTCTGTCAACACTGCTTCCATACAAACGACTAATAACTCCCATAGACCCTCTGTCGTTGTTTCGGTAGACAACAATGAATCATTGTTCAAGAACTCTTCATATGATGGATAACGCATCTGTATAGAAACACTATCAGTAATTTCGATCAGATTATTTGTTGTCTCCCCACTCATCTTAATGTCATCAAGCTCAACCGAAACCTTATTTGCTTCACCGCATTCACTACATGATACCTGAATATCTGCGGATTCGCCTACCGACTTGGCACGAATTTTTGTAAATAGATAGTCTACATCGAATGTAGTCAATGTACCTTCCAAAGGTTCTTCAACACAAGCGTCGATAGTTCGCAATATCGCACGTACCATATCTTTGCGCTCTTGTGTTTCATATGCAATCAGGAGGTTTTTCTGTTCCTTTACTAGGAAAGGTCTAAATGTAGTCTTCTGTCCTGTAGACGGTACTTCAATGCTATAACTTGGGTTTTCATTCAGTTTTGGTAATGCCATGATTTATCCTATAATGTATATTAAATTAATCCACCTAGATTTATATTGATACTAGGATCAAACAACTCTCTTTCATCCTTGATTACTTCATAGTCGGTATATGAAAGTTGTACAGTACACTCGACCAATTGACCGTCATTAGACAGTGGGATTGCTGCAATAGATGTTGGAAACGCCTCTATTAGTTTTACACTGTATATAGACTTATTTCCCACATCTAGATTTATATCAAATGGACCTATATCGAATCCAAATCTTGCTAAAGGTTTTTGTAGTTGGCGAATGTTGACATCAAAGGTGTAGTTGTTCTTATAGTTAACCTCACCTCTTTTTATGTCGGTGTATATTAACTTGGTCCATTCATCAAAGTATCTACGGACACCATAGTCATTCAGCACATAGAAAGTCATCGTGACATCCTCTACACCAAATCCATTCACCACCTTCTCTTGAAATATACCGACTGTCCTATCCAGGCTCATCATTTGACGGCCAGGCAGACTTACCTCTTTACATAAGACATTAAGTGTGTCCGATGAGGTATTCTTATCCAAGGTAGGTAGATTGACCGCGAACTGGTTCGCCATTGCGATACCATTCTTTGCTATCAGTTTACTTTTTAACTCTTCTATTCCTGCCATTTCTATTCGCCTATCATCTGTTTAGAGTCGTAGTAGACCTTCTTAGAGTTTGCCTTACGGAAGTCTGCGGTCGGTAGGAATGTAGCGATCTCCCACTCTGGTGCAGGTACCATTGCGAACTTACTTTGTACGTGTTCATTCAAATAATGTTTGAAGCACGGTTTAAAGTACTTCAACTTACTTGTCTTGACCAACAACTCATACGACATCTTGAATCGAGTAGAACTGTTGAACTTAGTATTCGTGGTGATATCCATCAACGCATCCAACATCTTCGCACGTAGGATAGGTGGAAGGTAGTGTAGGTTCAACCCATAGAACCCACCTTCTGCCGGACCTACTACGACGACTAATGGAAATGTGTCATAGTACGGTAATGTATCTTTATGTTTCGGATCGTAGAAGAACATGTACATACTACCAACGATTTCTTGACCCGTTTGCTTCAACGGATCTTCTTTCATCAAGGCCTCGCGCTTGATACTGCGCATATTCTTGATCTTCTTACGAAACCATTCTCGCGATTCTTTGGTACGAGGAGTAATACCCGCACGGAACGCTTGTAGTTCTAATCGTTGAAATATGTTAGACATGTCGCTACCGTAAAAAATTCGTACTTCTATTTATACCGATTTTTTCTTCTTTCTGAACGGCGGTAGTTTCTTTAGTGGTTTTTTAGTACGCATACGTTGGGTAGACTTGGGCATGATACCCATTGCGGTGAGTTCGTTCTCTGTCCATATCTCAAAGTGATACCCTCTATCCTTTGCGTATTCGGATGCTGCCTTCCACTTGGATTGGTTCTTGACGTACGTCATACCCTCGTTCAATAGAGTGTGACGGGACTTTCCCTGCTTGCGTTCAGGACGTAGGGTCTGCTTATGGGGTTTGACCTCGACCAGTACAACACGTCCAGACTTGTACTTGATAACGAAGTCCATGAAGTATCGATGCGGCTTCTTATCAGTCTCACAGATGTAGGGGATTACCAACTCTTCGGACATCCATTGTACCACGTCCAGACTGTCATCACACCATTTCATAACGTGTCGTTCCCACCCCGAACGGTAGACGACATTGTCCACGTCCCCAGCATACTTCTCTGGGTTCTTTGGTTTGAACCGTCCTTTATATGTCTTCACGTTTTAATAACACCATGTGGTTCATACGATCGGTAGCAGGGTACGTGAACTCACGTTCTATTTCGTATGGAAAGTCTGATTTGGATAGAAAATGTTGTACCAATCTTTTTGGATTAGGTGAGTCTATCTTCTCATCCATTGACAGTCGGCCGACGTAGTCGTCGAATAGAATGTACTTGGGGTGTGATTGTTGACATAGGTTCAAGTCCCGTGACATACCATCGATGCTGTGATCGCCATCAATGAATATCATATCATAGTGGGACACCTTAGATGGGTCGAGATCGTGTGAACTCATGTGAGTGAACTCGAACCTATCGGGGTACATATCAATGAGTTTATTAGCGTTGACCGCTGTATGGTCGTATTGGCATATATCAATCGAATGATATTTAAGCGAGGTGTCGGTGTTTAGAAAAACGTATGCGCTGTGTCCGTAGTTGAATCCTATCTCCAAGATGTTTTTGGAACGAGTCATCTTCAATATTACATATACCATTCGGCAGGTCATGTCGTTTGGTATAACATGACCTTCTTCATAAGGCGGCCATCCATCGGTAAGGAATTTGGTATCGTTTACTAAGTTCATTGTTTTTATGTATAAATAGTCAAACAGTATTTATAAACATAGGTTCACCCTCATGGCTATACTAGAATTTTTGTCGGAAATATTCGATCTATCACCCGAAGAAAAAACCGAAGCAGCAAAGAAAGAAGAACAACCACAGAATGTTGCTGATAAAGCTCCATCTAAATTAATATTTCCTGTCCATTCTCAAGACAGGTATGGCGCAAGCATATCCTTTAAAATATTTGAGATAGTCCCGCCGGGTCTTACTTCTAGCGCTGCAGATGTTGCTTCTACTCTACAGGGAGATGAAGAATATAGAAAGTTATTAAATGAAGAAGACGAATTAAAGACTAAGAGAAGGGATGGAGAACTAACCGACGCTCAGTACGAAAGAAAGTCTAAAGAAAATAAGAAGGCTATTGATAACAGATTCGTCGAGAAAGGGGGTGAGTTATCCTTTACTAGTAGTGAAATGAGAGACACCGATGAATCTGTAAAGTTGTATTTACCTGTATCACTGCAACAAAATGACGGTCTTAATTATGCAACACCTGAACTGGGTGCTATAGGTGCTGGACTTGCCCAACAATTCAGTGGAGGTAAAGGTATCCTAGGAGCCTTAGCGGACACCGCATCAAAAGGAATGACGGGAGTCATGGATTTTGCTATGGGTAACCTATCTGGTGCTCAGGCAGCACTTGCGATGAACAAGATGGCAACGAGAATAGGTAAGGCTGGCGGAGTTAGCGCAGAGGCGAATATGGCATCATCTCTAGTGGGTGGTGTAACCGTGAACCCTAACGTACGTGCATTATTCAAGGGTGTGAACATAAGAGAGTTTTCATTCGCATTCAAATTTATTGCAAAGAGTGCTGAAGAAGCAAAGGCAGTCAAGAAAATTATTCGAAGATTTCGTATGTATGCCTATCCGGAATCAATTGATGTTGGTGGTGTTAGTGCGGGTTATAAATTCCCACACATGTTCGAATTAGATATTATGTATCAACCGAAAGAAGGATCTCCGGTTCGTGTTGGTAATCGAATGAAAAAGTGTTACCTAAAGTCAATCGCTACTAACTACAATGCCAGTAGTATGGCATTTCACCCAGACGGTCAACCTGTAGAAATCGACCTATCATTAAACTTCGTCGAAGAGAGAACACTGACCCGCGCAGATATTATGGAGGATGATGGATACTAATGTCATATTTTAAGAATTTCCCATTAAGCTTTTATTCCTTTGGCGACAGCGAAGAATCGGCTGTTGTCCAAAACATCGCAACCTATGTTGATATACTAGATGATGTTAAAGGTAATTCAGCATTCTATCAAAACTATTATGTTCAAGGTGGAGAAAGACCAGATCAGACTGCGTTTACTTTATATAGAAATCCTCATATGCACTGGACATTTTATTTAATGAATGATAAGATACGTGAACAGGGTTGGCCTCTAGAATATAGCGGTGTTGTAGAAAAGGCAAAATCAGATTACTCGAACTTTACTATAACAACCACCGGACCTATACACGATACATTTACTATAGGCTCTACCATAACTGGGGGTGATAGTAACGCGACGGGTACTATTGTACATAAGAACTTGGACCTAGGTCAAATCGTAGTTAAGTTATCAAGTGCTTTAGAATTCCATGTGGCCGAGGTTGCCATATGTGAGGGTGATATGGTTACTGTAACTGGGGCGTCCAAAGAATATCTTGCAGCGAACCATTATGTACTTAATAATGAAAGAGTCGATCTTGATCTAAGTAATATGAGTGTTCCTTTAGGTGCAGTTCCAAAAACCAATCTAGATTTCTATATTGAAGAAAATGATAAGTTGAAACAGATACGTGTTATTAAACCGTCGTCTATCAACACTATTCAAACATTGTTTAATGAAGCATTGAGATCGTAATGAGTGATAAAGCCCCAGCAGAACAGGACTTTTCTGATAACCTTTCTATACAGCGTGTATTACTTGAAACTTCTGCTTCTAAACCAACTATTGAGATATCCAGTACAACTAGTGGGATAGACATTTTTGAACACCTCGACAAACCTTATCTAACTGCCGCACTGGCATACGTTGATCAAGAAGATATAATTGGATCATTAGATATTTCAGGTGGTGAGAAAATTACTATAGATCTGAAGAGTATGCAGAACAGTTCAACACGAGTTGTTTCCAAAACATTCTTTATTGATAAGATAGTCAGCGCTGATAAGACATCGGATAATGTAGAGATGTTCGTCTTTCATCTGATCGAAGATATCGGATACCTATCTAACCTACACAATTTGAATAGATCCATGAGTGGCAAGCCTAGTGCTATTATCTCGACTATATCTAACGAGTTCTTTTCAAAAGATATTAAGAGTTCATCTACTGACTTTCAATCAATGAAGGTCATTGTACCTAACTTAACTCCGATAGAGGCTATGTGTTGGATTAAGAACCGCGCATCGACCAGTGACGGGTATCCATTTTATTTGTACTCGACCTTAGTAGATAAAGAGTTAAACTTCAATGATCTCCGAAGCATGATGACAGGAATAAAAATAAATCCAGATATGCCTTTCACCTTTTCAGAAAGCGCATCTGGTAATGATGAACAACCTACAGTCGCTCGCAATAGAACAATAATGAGACATCAAGCTAAGAACACCAACAATATATTTGGATTGATTCGCGAAGGTATGGTAGGGTCCAAGTATTCTTATGTAGATGTAACTAAGAATAAGGTTGTAGACTTCGATTTTAATATCGATAATGAAGTTGTTAAGTTACTAAGACAAGATAAAATTGTTAATAAGGGTACTCCTATATTTGATAGTTCTAGGCTAGATGATACGAAGGGTGATATTACTAGCAGAAAGATCACACAGATAGGCGGTACAAACGCATACGATACACAAAAGTCTTACATGGAAAGTGAAACCAGTGGACAGTATAAACTTAATATCGTCAATCGATCAATGGCGTATATGTTGACTAATAATAAGATAGACATAATCGTTGACGGTGTTGAATTCCTAGACGGAAACGCGAACAAGACTATCGGTAACAAGATCGATATACGGTTTTTACGTAATACCAACACTGAGCAAAAAGACAGAATATATGATAGAAAGAAGTCGGGTGATTTTTTAATCTTCGCATGTAAACATACAATATCCCCAAGAACATATACACTAACTCTATCTGCTATGAAACTATCTAATGGAGAATTGTTATGATACCTAAAAGTTTTGTTGAGTATTATGGAGACCATACACGATGGTTCCTAGGTACCGTGGTCGATATCTTTGATCCACTGAAACTAGGACGTGTTAAGGTCAAAGTGCACGGTGTATACGATGAGATCAAGGATAAAGATTTACCTTGGGCACAAGTGACCATTCCGGTTACAACAGCAATACATGAAGGCAAAGGACAGAATCTTGGTATGTTAGTGGGTACTCAGGTTTTTGGTATCTTCTTGGATGGTCAGAACTCTCAGTTGCCGTTGGTTGTGGGGTCGATTCCGAAAGAAGATGACACAAACGAGAAGGCATTGAATGCATATCCGTACAATAAAGTGTATGAGACTGAGACAGGTCACTTTAAAGAATATGACGATTCTTCAAATGGGCGTATCCGTGAAGAACATAGGTCAGGTACATACTATGAGATGCAAGACGACGGTAGTCGTGATACCACCATACAGGAGAATGACGTTCTACGGGTCAAGGGTGATATAGAGATCAGAGGAGATAAGGACGCTAACATAACTATTAAAGGTGATTGTAATATAATTGTCACAGGTGACGCGAAGATTTCTGCAAATAATGTAACAGTACGGGCGTCCGATAAAATATCCTTATCCGGAACTGTTGTTAAAATAAACTCATGACTAGTTTACCTTGTGGTGGTGGGAACCTACCCACTAAAGCAGATTATGTTAATATGATGAATCAGATCTCTAAGATCCCGTCGGACTTGGAGAGTATGCTAGTGGACGCACAGTCCCAACTGGAAGCACAGAAGACAGAGACACTAGACCAAATAGAAGATCTCAAACGTCAAGCGAGAGAGGCTGAGGGTGACGCACGTGCGCAACTAGACGCAGAGATTGAGAAACTAGAATCAATGGACATTGGTCTGGAGATTCAGAAAGAAATAGAAGATCAGATAAAAGAGATTACCGATACGATAGAGGGAGTTGGTGATCTACTGGCCCCGTGGTGGCAGAAAGGTCAGGTACGAGATTGGGAAAAGGAAGCGGAAGACGCATTCACTGAACTCATACAGGACTACCATATATTCATTCCCATGAAGATCATGGAACTTATCAGTGCAATCATACCAGTGACATTTACTGTGCCTATACTTGGACTATCCATAGATGTTTTGAAAATATCTACCGCTGAAGAACAAGAGAGACTCAAGGCACAGATTAGTGGAGACACCGAAGGGTTCCGCGCAAGTCTACAGCAACTGAAGGATGATTTTGAAAGTGGTAAGTTAGAACAAGATGCCTATGACTCTGCGATGGATACGCTACAGGAAACGAAGAATCAAATCGTTGATACCTTTTATAGCTTAGTTCCAGCCGAGTACCAATACTTCAACGGTGAGTTTGGTGTGGAATGTGGTGAGTGGAAGGCAAAACTAACATGGTCTTATATCAAGAACGAGATCATGGCGTTTGTTACCGGATCATTATTTGAACTGTTCGATAAATTAATCGGTAAGTTCAAAGCGATATGGGACCCATTAGGATTACCCTCTTTACCTATACCGTTAGACTTTGATATTGCAGCATGGATACGTGCTCAGGTAGAGGCGGCAAAGGTCAAGGCAGAACGTGAAATAAAACGCATAGAGGATCAGGCAGAACAACTACAATCCGATATAGAGAACTTTGACATGGATGCAGAGATCACTAAAATTAAAGATGACATGTTATCACAGATCACTGATCTTGCGCTACCATTTCCCGCACCATTCAATATACCATTAAAGGATGTGTTCGGGGGTGATATTGATAAGAAAACTATCTGTATAGAAGATGAGATACATCAATTGACTACTGCGGCTAGGGATTGGTTCGAAAACGCAAAGAAAGGACTACTATTCGATTGGGTTAAGATTGTTAAGAAGTTTTTCAATGCTATAGGATTAGGTGCTATATTTGATTTTATTGACTTGACTTTATGTGACGTTCTTGGTATGATAGGTATCCCAACTTCATTCGATATAACTTTACCTGAATTGCCGCCAATCGATGTTGCAATTCCTGTATAAATAGTACAAAAAGAGTTGATAGACTAATGGCAAAGAATTTTTCAATAGAAGATGGTAATCTATATAACGCTCCGATCACTACATCGATTAAGCGAATCAACAAAGATATCGATACTAGTTTTACCGCAAAACCTTCTACAGGTGACATCTATAAGGTCACCGATGCTGCGGCAGTCAAACAATCAGTTAAAAATTTATTAATGACGGAAAGAGGTAAGACACCTTTCCGTCCGTATTATGGTGGAGGTTTGGAAACTTTTCTATTCTCTCTATCAACCGATCTAGAACCATCCGATATTGAGAACAGAGTACGACAAACTATTGAAGCACATGAACCTAGAGCAAAATTAGTAGACGTGGAAGTTACCATCAAAGAAGATTACAATGCCGTTAATGTGGTTATTGTATTTGATGTTATAGGATCTACTAAACGAGTAAGTCTAGGACTAACTATTGCAAGGACAAGATAAATGACTATTAATTCATCTGACTTAGATTTCTATGATATCAAGTCTAAACTAAAGACGTACTTCAAACAAAGTGATGAGTTTGCAGATTATGACTTTGAGGCAAGTGGGCTGTCTAATATTATGGATGTGCTGGCATACAATACACACGTCAATGGTCTTATTGCAAACATGTCAATCAATGAATCGTTCTTGAGTACATCTCAATTACGTTCATCCGTCGTATCTCATGCAGAGAGTCTAGGGTATTTCCCTACATCGATGACTGCAGCTCGTGCGGTGGTAGATGTTGAAATAACAGTATTGAATAATGCGCCCACATCTTTACCACTAAATGCAGGGTCCAAGTTCTTCGTCACAATCGACGAAACTAACTATGAGTTCTTTACACTACAAACCTATGAAGCGATTAATGATACCACAGGTAAGTTTGTATTTCCTAATGTAACACTAGTAGAAGGAAAAGTCAAGACAAAAACTTTCTTGGCTGATAGTAATATAGATGTACCATACGTCATATCAGATAATAATATAGATGTTTCTACTATGTCTATATCGGTATTCCCTAACGGAAACTCAAGCGAGTCTAATAGTTATTTCAATATAAAAGAAGTTGCGACGATTACCGATCAATCTCGTGTTTACATCGTACGCGAATCAATGAATGGTTTTTATGAAGTATTGTTCGGTGACGGTAATGTGCTTGGTCAGCGACCACAAGCAGGTAATATAATTTCAATCGAGTATATCTCTACCTCTGGGGTAGAGGGAAATGGTGGTTCTGAATTCAACCTGAATGAATATACGGGAGAAGACTACTCGACTAATATATCTTTGGTATCTGCATCAGCGGGAGGTTCTTCCCGTGAGTCTATTTCTCAGATCAAGATGAACGCGCCTCTGGCATTCTCTGCACAAAACCGTTTGGTTACTGCTGACGATTACACGGGTATGATCATGAGTAAATATGGTAGTTATTTAAGAGACGTTTCAACATGGGGTGGTAATGATAACATACCCCCACAATATGGTAAAGTTTTTGTTAGTTTAAATTTTGCTGACGGTATAAATGAAGAATCCAAAGCTACGGTTGAGAACTTGATCCGTAGTCAGTTGACATCCAACTTATCTATTATGTCTATAGATACAGAATTCGTCAATCCTGAAATTACTTATTTGGAACTAGTTACTAGATTCAATGTTGATCCAGTCAAGAATATTCCTGCCTCACAATTAGAAGTTGCGGTCGAATCTATTATTACTGAATATACAAATTTGACATTGAGTTCATTCGATTCATCATTCAGACGATCTAATCTATTAACTCTGATAGACAATCACTCCAACGCAATCCTAAACTCTAAGATGGAAGTCAAAGTTCAACAACGATTGGACATCGATTCTATAGTTACTGATTTAAATGTTGCTAGAAAAGCACTAGATCCTCAGTCAGAAGACTTGACTTTTTTGGAAAAAGACTTTACAATAAACTACCCAGTCGTTATCGCTTCGCCAGATAAAGATGATCATATTATTCAATCGTCTATGTTTAAGTGGTATGATAAAAACGTATTTGTTAGAAATGAACTGGGGTCTACCCGATTACAATTGTTTGATGTCAACGGAGATGTCAAATTAAGCAATGCAGGTTTCTATGATGCAGCTAAAGGTACCGTGAATCTCAGGGCCCTTCGTATTGATGTAGACGGTTACTTGAGCAGCGGATTAAAAATATCTGCAACTCCAGCCAACCAGAGCACAATATCCCCGCTGAGGAATTACATCATAAAACTAGACTCAAGTGGATCTACAGTAATCAGTAATACAGAGCAAGGGTCTACTAAGGTCTTATTATAATGTCCGAATTTCTAGAGAATCAATATAGGATTAATCCTAAATTCCACCAGAATCAAGTAAAGAGTATTCTACCTGAGTTTTATCAAACAGAATATCCTAAACTAGTTTCTTTTCTAGAGACGTATTATAAGTATACGGGTGAAGACGGATCTATTTCTTTTGACGAACAAATTCAAAGATTGTTCAATATAAGAAACATTGCATCAACAGATCTACGATATTTGGATCTATTAATTTCTGAGCTTAGCGATGGATTAGAATCTGCTTCGTTCTATAAGAATCCGCGATTAATGACAAGATTACTTGCGGACTTATATCGAGCAAAAGGAACACAAATATCAACTGAACAGTTTTTCAAAGCATTCTTTAATGAAGATGTTGAAGTATCTTATCCTAAGAAAGATCTCTTTATTTTGAATGATAAACCTGGCGGTTCATTAATTGGACCTCAGTCACTACACTATATTCAAGACGATAGACGATATCAAATATTCTCAGTTCTTTTGAGAACAGGTCTATCGTTATTAGATTTTGAAACGTTATATAAAAAACTGATACATCCAGCAGGATTCTATCTTGCAGTGGAGACTGTCACTCAGAGTTCTGCTGAGGTTGGTCTTGAAGCTGGAGAAGTTACAGATCCTCTAGAAGTACCTAACTATGCTATCGAACTCCAGACCAGACAGATGGGTTCACATGTACAAGCAAGATATTCTCTACTTACTATGGAAGAGAATGACGATATTGATAAACGAACTCAGGATCAGAAAGACACTGCTACAGGTATTGTCGTGAGTTCTTTAGAAACACTAGACAAATATGATGACATTTCTTTACAGCAGTTGGTAGATGATTTCACCACAGTCGCAGAATGGGCAGGCGTGAAATCCCCAACATTGGATGATGAAGGTTTAGACCTATCTCAAGATTATGAAACTTTAGACGCATCAGACCACTAATAACGGAATCCAAAATGACAAGAAGAATTCTAGACACAGGCGGAGCTGCCAACGACGGGAAGGGGGATACTCTTCGTGAAGCCAGTGAAAAAATTAATGCAAACTTCCAAGAACTTTATGATCTAACCACACTGTCAGGTGATGGTGATATTACTATAGGAGATCTTAGTGATATCGTTGATAGCTCTGTAAGCAAAGCAATCGGAAGTGCAGATCTAGGCGATGCTATTAGTAATAGTGCTACAGTAAGTTCTTTAGGTACACGGGTAACTCAGAACGAAGGATTGATAACAACACTTGATCAGCAAATCGCTGACATCAACACATTAATTGAAAATACTGATATCGGCGAAAAGGGCCCGCAGGGTGATCCAGGCCCGATAGGACCACAAGGATCTCTAGGATGGCAAGGTACTGTTGGACCTATAGGACCACAAGGTAGCGTTGGTGCTCAAGGAGAACAAGGTGTTCAGGGTAACGTTGGTGAACTAGGACCACAAGGTAATGTTGGTGCTCAGGGCGAACAGGGTGTCCAAGGTAACGTTGGTGAACTAGGACCACAAGGAGAACGGGGCGCACAAGGAGAACAAGGTGTCCAAGGTAACGTTGGACCATTAGGTGCACAAGGAGAACGAGGTGCTCAAGGAGAACAAGGCGTTCAAGGAAACGTCGGTGAACTAGGTCCTCAAGGAGAGCGGGGTGCTCAGGGTTTCCAAGGCGTTCAAGGTAATGTCGGTGAACTAGGACCACAAGGTAACGTTGGTGCTCAAGGAGAACAAGGTGTTCAGGGTAACGTTGGACCATTGGGTGCTCAGGGTATTCAGGGTTCTCAAGGTGAACAAGGTGTCCAAGGTAATGTCGGTGAACTGGGTGCACAAGGGGAACAAGGTGCACAAGGAGAACAAGGTGTTCAAGGTAATGTTGGTCCATTAGGTGCACAAGGTCAGCAAGGCGCACAAGGGGAACAAGGTGTCCAAGGTAACGTTGGTCCATTGGGTCCTCAAGGTGAGGCCGGCGCACAAGGTGAACAAGGTGTCCAAGGTAATGTTGGTCCATTAGGTGCTCAGGGCATTCAGGGTTCTCAAGGTGAACAAGGTGTTCAAGGAAACGTTGGACCTCTAGGACCACAGGGTGGACAAGGTGCTATAGGTGAACAGGGCATCCAAGGTAATGTTGGTCCATTAGGTGCTCAGGGTGATCGGGGACCACAGGGCTTCCAAGGTATTCAAGGTAATGTTGGTCTATTGGGTCCTCAAGGTTCGCCGGGTACGGTTGGTCCACAGGGTGTTCAAGGTAATGTCGGTGAGATAGGACCACAAGGAGAAGCTGGTGCTCAAGGGTCCACTGGACTTCAAGGTAACGTCGGTCCATTGGGTGGACAGGGTGTCCAAGGATCACAGGGTACTGTCGGTGTTCAAGGTAATGTCGGTGTTCGTGGTGCACAAGGTGAAGATGGACCACAAGGTTCTACCGGCGTACAGGGTGAAGTAGGAGATAAAGGTGCTCAGGGTGAAGCAGGCCCACAGGGATCTGCTGGTATTCAGGGCAACGTCGGAGACAAAGGTTCTCAAGGCGATAAGGGAGAACAAGGAGAGCAGGGTCTACAAGGAAACGTTGGAGACAAAGGTGTCCAAGGTAGTCAAGGTTTTCAAGGTTCTGTTGGCGTTCAAGGTAACGTTGGTGATAAAGGTGCTCAGGGAGACACTGGTGCACAGGGTCTAGTTGGTCCTCAAGGTGCAGTCGGAGACACTGGTGCACAAGGTGAAACTGGAGCCACAGGAGAAAAAGGTGCAACTGGTGAAACTGGAGCGCAGGGTGGTCAAGGTCTTACTGGTGATCCAGGCCCTAAAGGTCCAGCAGGAACTACGCCAGGCCCAGTAGGTCCACAAGGATTGCCTGGCGATGCGGGTCCTCAAGGACCAGCAGGTACAACCCCAGGCCCAGTAGGTCCACAAGGTGCTACAGGTGACGCAGGTCCACAAGGTGCTGTAGGTGATACTGGTGCACAAGGTGAAACAGGCGCACAGGGTATTGTAGGACCGCAAGGTACAGTTGGTTCTCAAGGTAGTGCAGGTGCACAGGGTCAAGCTGGTGCCCAAGGTGCGGTTGGATTCCAAGGTGCACAGGGACTAGTAGGTAATCAAGGTGCTGTAGGTAATAAAGGTGCTCAAGGTGATACTGGTGCGCAGGGTAATGCGGGTACACAAGGAGCAGTAGGTAACCAAGGTGCTGTAGGTGATCAGGGTGCTCAAGGTGATTCTGGTGCTCAAGGTGACACTGGACCGCAAGGTGCTGTAGGTTTCCAAGGTGCACAGGGATTAGTAGGTAATCAAGGAGAGCAAGGTGCTCAAGGCGCAGTTGGATTCCAAGGTGCACAGGGACTAGTTGGACCACAAGGAGAACAAGGTTCCCAAGGTGCTGTAGGTTTCCAAGGTGCCCAAGGTCTAGTTGGACCACAAGGTGAGCAAGGTTCCCAAGGTGCTGTTGGATTCCAAGGTGCACAGGGTCTAGTAGGTAATCAAGGAGAACAAGGGGATAAAGGAAATCAAGGCGAGCGTGGAGCTCAAGGTTTAGTAGGTCCTCAAGGAGAACAAGGTTCTCAGGGTGAAGTTGGATTCCAAGGTGCACAGGGTCTAGTTGGACCACAAGGTGAGCAAGGTTCCCAAGGTGAAGTTGGATTCCAAGGGGCGCAGGGTCTAGTAGGTAATCAAGGTGAACAAGGTGCCCAAGGTGCGGTTGGATTCCAAGGTGCACAGGGTCTAGTTGGACCACAAGGAGAACAAGGTTCTCAGGGTGCTGTTGGATTCCAAGGCGCCCAAGGTCTAGTTGGACCACAAGGAGAACAGGGTGCACAGGGTGCTGTAGGTTTCCAAGGTGCACAGGGACTAGTTGGTCCTCAAGGTGAGCAGGGAGGCCAAGGTGAAGTTGGTTACCAAGGTGCTCAAGGTCTAGTTGGACCGCAAGGTGAGCAGGGTGCCCAAGGTGCTGTTGGATTCCAAGGCGCCCAAGGTCTAGTTGGACCACAAGGAGAACAAGGTGCCCAAGGTGAAGTTGGTTACCAAGGTGCTCAAGGTCTAGTTGGACCACAGGGAGAACAAGGTGGTCAAGGTCCCGTAGGCTACCAAGGTGCCCAAGGTCTAGTTGGACCACAGGGAGAACAAGGTTCTCAGGGTGCTGTAGGTTACCAAGGTGCACAGGGTCTAGTCGGACCACAGGGAGAACAAGGTGGTCAGGGAGCAGTTGGATTCCAAGGTGCACAGGGTCTAGTAGGTAATCAGGGTGCTGTAGGTAATAAAGGTGCTCAAGGTGAGGTAGGTAATAAAGGTGCTCAGGGTGAAGATGGTCCTCAAGGTGAACAGGGTGGACAAGGTGCTGTAGGTAATAAAGGTGCTCAAGGATCTGTAGGTGACCAAGGTGCTCAAGGTGCCGTAGGTAATAAAGGTCCTCAAGGTGAGGTAGGTAATAAAGGTGCCCAAGGTGAGGATGGACCACAAGGTGACCAAGGCCCTCAAGGTGGGGTGGGTGATAAAGGACCTCAAGGTGGAGTAGGTGATAAAGGAGCCCAAGGTGAAACTGGAGCGCAGGGTGAACAGGGTGGACAAGGTGCTGTTGGAGATCAGGGACCACAGGGAGTTTCTGGTTCAGTAGGTGCACAGGGTCCAGTCGGAGGATTTGGTAATGCAGTATTGTTTGATACCAGCTCAAATCTACCTAGTAACATTAACTCAACTGCATCAGCTATGATTAGACAGTTCCGTACAGTGAACACTATATATGCTGGGGATGTTTATTGGCATATTGGAACTGGTCGTGTTTACAGGGCAACAGTTGACAGAATAAATACTACGACGAATTCCACTTTTACTGAGTTGACAAATAACCAAGGATTTGTGGATATGAGTGGACTACTAAATACAGGGACAGCACCCAATGAACGTATTGAGTTCACAAGTAACAGTATTGATATCTTTGACAATAGCAATAATCTAAGAGTCAAGATTGGTAAAATATCGTAATTGAATACACCCCCGAAAGGGGGTTCCACATACAGGTATATTATGTTTACAGTAATTGATAATTTTTATGCAGATCCCGACTCAGTTCGGGATTATGCTTTAAGTCTAGACTTTAATGTTTCGGGTAACTATCCCGGCCTAAGAACATCTCCATGTACCAATGCTGGTGGATATGTTGATTCTATGAAAAACTCTTTAGAGGGGATCATAGGAAAAGCAATAACATACTTTCCACTAGACAACTATAACACTTCCTTCCAATACACTACCGAAAACTGCAAGACATGGATTCATCACGATAAAATGTCCTATGCGGGAGTCGTGTATCTAACGCCTGACGCGCCTCTAGATTCCGGAACTGCAATCTATAAACATAGACAGACTGGAATTATGAAACATGAAGATTCATGTCCAGTAGATTTTAATGAATTCCAGTTGGTTGAAGGTGACTGGGACATTGTTGCAGAATCTAAAAATATTTACAACCGACTGGTATTATATGATGCGATGTACTATCATCGCAGTGTAGTTCCCGGCTTTGGTTCAAACCAATACGACGGTAGATTATTTCAGACATTCTTCTTTGAGGCAGAATAATGAAATTGATGACAACGTTGTTGACTTCCAACGACATCCCTAAGTTAGCACGATTAGTTAAATCTGCCCAACAAGTCATCAAAATTGAACCAATCGAATGGGAAGTGGTGATCGTTGTAAATAGTATTCATGAAGGATACTATGAAGATGTATGCGCACTTAATTTACCATTCCGTGTAGTCAATACGGAAAGTAATGGTAAACCAGGCCGTGGTAAAAATGCATGTCTAGATGTATTTCTAGAAAGTGACTGTGATTTTGTATCTCAGATCGATGGAGATGATTTTTTATATCCGTCATACTTACAGTCGTTGTGGAATCATTATAAGCATTATCCTTGCATTGATGTTCTAGGTGTGGTACCATGTGATTCTATTTGCAGTTGGGAATTGGTTTCGGGACATTACTGGCAAGTTAATGAAACTTACTTTGCAAGTGTATGGGGCACATCGATGTGCTCTCCTCACGAAAACTTAGGACCACAAGAAAGTCATTTGTTTATTGATGAACGTCCAGTGTCGGTTGACTTCATTATGTTGCAGAGTCGTAAGTCTGCACAAATAAAAATGAACGAAGATATTGGTAACGGAGAAGATCACGCATACACCTACAAGTTATTAGCAGAACACCAGAAGGGAAATCTGTGTTACTTCCTATCAATGTCAAGCGACTTATATTGTATCGATAGGACGACTGAAGGAAGTGCTCAGAAGGTTCATAGTTACGAAGAATATTTACAGCCGCTGAAGGACGAAGCACTTAAACATGTCTCCCAGTGGAGAAGTAGTGCATATGAACTTCCGGTAATATACAAAGACTTATTGATGAATCATCATCAAAAAGAATCATGGTTAAACAAATTTTTAAATGACTCATAAAAACGTTATAAATATAAGAATAATATTTCTAACATGCGTAGGATAAGAACATGGCAGCAATTGTAAGACAGACATTAAGTAGGAGCTTAGCGAAGGATCTGCTGATAGATATGCAATCTTCTGACAGTTACTATATTGGTATCGGTAAATCAGACGAATTTCCAGTTTCAGAAAATTCGGAAACAACTATAGACCCAGTAGACTGTCCACGTGATGAAAGAGAGTTCCGACATAACCTACAATCAATCAAGAAAATTGAGGGTTCAACATTCGTTGCCAAGAGAGTAAATTGGTCATCGGGATCTATATACACTGGATGGGATGACGCAACTTCTTCGGATATCGTAGAGCCATGGACGCCATTTTACGTATTAAACGATGCTAAAGAAGTATACGTTTGTATTGATTATGGTAAGAATGTAGATGGTACTCCAAAGCAATCTATGGTCGAGCCTAATTACGGCTACCATAAAGATCTTCTAGATTCAATAGATCCTACCAACACATGGGACCATACCAAAGTTTTTGAAACTGGAGATGGATATACATGGAAGTTCTTATACTCCATAACACCGGAGCGAATCTACCAGTTCTTATCATCCAACCACTTTCCGATACAAGAAACAGAACCAGATTACCACGGTGGGGATTCAATCGAAGACCTACAGCGTGATGTTCATCTTGCTGCTGTAGGTGGCCAAGTCACCCGTGCAAAGGTAATAACACAAGGTCTTGGTTACGTAACCGAACCTACGGTCACGGTAGTCGGTGATGGATCAGGCGCAACTGCTACTGCTGTTATTGACGCTGATGGTAAGGTCACTGAAATTAAAATGACGGACTACGGTTCTGGATACACATACGCTTCGCTTACAGTAACCGATGGCGATACCGAAAACTGTACGGCAGTACCAGTAGTAACTACCTCAGAAGGTCTGGGTAAGAACCCTATAGATGATTTGAAAACAAGTTCTATTCTAGCAGGTATCAAACCAGACGGTAATGTCAACGGAACATTTATCACTCGAAACACTTTCCGTGAAATGGGTCTTATTAAATCTCCGCTACTACCAGACGGATCTACTCCGTTCACCGGAACTTCGGTAAAAGTATTACCTACATTGACCTTAGAAGATACCTCACCATTTATATCAGGAAAACTTATAACGGGCGGAAGTAGTATTGCCAAGGCATATGTTGATCAGTCCGATGGTAACGTTGTTCATTACCATCAAAATGAATCGACAGGGTTTGTCGAGTTCGAAGAAAATGAGGCCGTAGTTCAAGAAGGTCAGGTTGCGGGTGTTATTGCAACGGGTGGATTGTCTCCAGTAAATGGTATAGATCGCTTCTCTGGTGAAGTCCTATATATTGAGACAAGAAAAAGAATCAGACGCGACGAAGAACAACAAGAAGATATCAAGATCGTAATAACCGTTTAGGATAAATCATGGCAGATTTTACAGATAAGACGTTCAGAGAAACTTACCGCGATTTTTACGATCCGAAAGATGGTTATTATCGTGTACTCTATAATTCAGGTAAGGCTCTTCAAGCACGTGAGTTAAATGAATCACAAACAATAATACACGAAGAGATCGCACGTTTCGGTCGTAACATATTTACAGAAGGTGCACTAGTCAGCCCAGGTGGTTCGACAGTTGATAATAGGATAGAATATATTCGTCTTGATGCTAATAGTGTTATAGATCCTAGTTTAGTTGGTGAGACTCTAACTAACGGTACTATACAGTTTATTGTCCTTGAGGCGTATAATGCAGTACCAGAGCAAGATCCATCAACTCTTTATGTTAGATATACAGATACCTCAAATGTAACCGACACAGATAAAGCACCTCGCGTTCAATCAGGAGACGTTTTAACTCGCCCAGATAATTCTACTCTTACTGTAATCGACGACAGTGAAGATGAAATTCCGGCAGCAGGTCGTGGCACTAAAGCGTACTTTGCGCCAGGCGAGTTCTTTGTACAGGGTCACTTTGTTTATATGGAAGGCGGAGAATCTTTCCTATCCAAGTATAGCACAGAACCGACAGCAGATATCGGTTTTGTGATTGAAGAATCAATCGTAGATGAGAGCGAAGATTCTAATCTATATGATAACCAAGGCGAAGTTCCAGACATCACTGCGCCAGGCGCTCATCGATATCAGATCAAACTAACACCCACTACTCGCGATCAAGTCGATATAAGTCAAAACTTTATATTTGTCGCACGTGTTGTTAAAGGTGTTATCACACGTGAAGTAAGTACATTCGATGCATACAGTCGAGTTAATGATCTGCTTGCACGAAGAACAAAAGAAGAGTCTGGTGACTATGTTGTAGATAAGTTTACTGCGATATTCGAACCTCTGGATAACACTAATTTAAATCTAGATGTTTCTGAAGGTATAGCATATGTAGATGGTTATCGATTAGAATTTGGTCAAACAGATATTACCGTACCAAAAGCAAGACAAACTCTTCAAACATTTAACGAACCAGTACCAGTTGCATATGGTAACTATGTTTATATCGACCCGACCTCATCTGAAGGTTTCGGTAGATTAGACGCATTTGGATATTTGGCTATCTACGACGCAGCATCAGGTGGATCTGTAATAGGTTACTGTAATGTCCGTGGTATACAATCCGACTCATTTGGTTACCGACTATACATTTTTGACATTCGTATGTCTTCAATACAAGGTGGTACAGGATATCATAGTTTTGCTGATGCAGTATCATTACAGGATAATATTCCAGGCGCTGGTAGCCCAAGAATTCAATTAGTAGATAGCACAATACATGAGTCATCTAACAATAGTCTGCTGTTCCCGCTACCTAGAACCAGTCCAAAAGATGATTCGATTACTGCAAACTATACAGTACAGAGATACACTAGAATACAGTCTGATAGTCAAGGTGTTATTAGTTTGTCTGGCGTTGAAAATAATCGTTGGATAATCGCAGAGTCCGAAACCTCTATTCTAACTGGTCCAGAATCAGTACCAAGTATGGCGGGTGTATATTCGGGTCTAACCCCAAACACTAATCATGATATTGCATATTACGTTGAGGTCTCTAACGCAACACCTCGCACAAAGACAATAACGGTTGCAGAAAAAACACAGACTCTTCCATCGACAGACTGGGAGAAACGTCCTGTATTTACAGATACCGTAGATGGTATCTCTCTTCAATCAGTTTTATTCAGAGATAGTTCTGGTACAGATTGGTCTGCTGCTGAAGACATCACTCACCAGTTTTATCTAGACGGCGGTCAACGTGATAACTTCTATGACGAAGCTGTCGTGTACTTGAAGCCAGGATATCTTTTACCTACAGGTGACCAATCTGAGATAAAGGTTACATACACACATTATACGCATACTGGACCAAGCGGAAGCACGTTCTTCTCTGCTTCATCTTATGCAGACGATAGTTATGAAAATATCCCTAACCATACCAGTGCGACAGGTCAGTCCATCTCTTTAAGAGATGTATTAGACTTCCGACCTTCCCGAACATTTGGTTACACCGGAGAATTCAACGTAGTCGCAGAGTTACCTCAGAATGCATCTGCCATCACTATTAATGATATAGAATACTACTTACCTCGTATTGACGTTTTAGTGGCGAACGCAGTAAACAGCGGCATTGGGTTTGGTGAACTACAGGTTATACAGGGGGTTCCTAGTATAACTCCAAAGGAACCAGAGATTCCAGTAGGTTCACTGTCTCTATATACGTTTACTTTGAGCCCTTACACATTCAGTGCATCTGACGTTTCGACAGCTTATATTCCAAACAAGCGATATACTATGAAAGATATCGCAAAATTAGAACGACGTTTGGATGAGTTGTATGAAAGGACTGCATTGAGTTTCTTGGAAACTAATACTCAGTCCCTAGTCATTACTGATAACCAAGGGCAGTCAAGAGTTAAGTCAGGATTCTTCGCTGATAATTTTAGTACATTCGACTACTCTGACATTAATAACGAGAACTATAGAGCGTCCGTTGATAGAAGTGGATTGTTACAGGCATCTTTTCGTGAAAATTCAGTACGACTATCATATAGCACAGATAACGTTGATACCGTAATAAGCAAGAAGGGTGATTTGGTTACCCTACCATATGTTGAAGTCGAATTCACCGAACAGGAACTTGCTACTAGTTTTATTAATGTTAATCCTCATACTGTAGTATCGTATATCGGTAATTTAGAATTGTCTCCATCATCGGATGAGTGGAGAGAATCTAGAGATTTGCCTCCGGTAATACAAAGCATTTATCACACTCAAGAAGATTTGTGGTACGGCGGTAGTTATAATTGGATCGACGGTAGTGTAACGTCATTCAATAGTAACTTACATATGCCTTTGGCTGAATATCAATACAAATATGAAAATATGGTTCACGCACAAGACTTGCTTGGTGAAACTATTGGTGGACAGCAAATCATTCCGTATATGCGTTCTCGTAGAATCAACTTCGTCGCCAAAGGACTTCGTCCTAACACTAAGATGTTTGCATACTTTGACGGTGTAGACGTAAGTAATTGGGTTCGACAGGAATCAACTACCCAACGATTTGCGGATAATCCACAAGAATTTGGTAGTGAGTATGCAAACGAATCAGGATATCCAGCAGACTTAGGTGGACCAACTCTCTTGCAGACAGATAGCAAGGGTGAGCTAATCGGATCATTCTTCTTACCTAATACAGAATCTTTGAAGTTTAGAACAGGAACTCAAAAGTTTGAGTTGTTAGATGTAAGTCTATATGACGCGGAGTCTACTATATCTACATCTGCGTTCTACTCGTCTCAAGGTGCTTTAGATACCTCACAGGGTAATATCGATACTACAAGAAGGGTCTACAGAAGTGAAGGACGTAATGATCCTTTAGCGCAGACATTCTTCGTCGACCAGATTGAAAACCCTAACGGTATATTCCTAACTCAGCTAGACGTATTCATGGAGTCTAAGGATAGCAATGCCCCTCTACAGGTTGAGGTTCGCACAGTAGAAAATGGAGTTCCTACCAATCAGGTCGTTCCAGGCTCGGTTGTGTTTGTCAATTCCGATGATGTCACAGTTACTTCATATGATTCTATTTCAGGCGAAAGTCAAGGAATGAATACACTATTGACTACTGGCGCAACTGCTGTTAAGTTTGACGAACCGATTTACTTGACAGGCGGTAAAGAATATGCGATAATACTATTCAGTGAATCCGTAGAGTATAACGTATATATTTCTGAATCAGAAGAATTTGTCATAGGAAGTAATCAGGACAAGGCTCCAAGAATTTCTACTCTAGGTTCATTATTCTTATCTCAAAACTCTAGCACATGGACACCGGATCAAAGTAAAGACTTGATGTTCAAGTTGCATCGAGCACATTTTGAGACATCGGGTAATTTAGTATTAGATAATACATCTTTACCTAAAGTCACATTAGAATTTAATCCTATTGAAACCGTTGCCGGTCAGACTCATACAGATGATATTGCTAACAACGGAATAGTAAAGGTTTATCATCAAGGTCACGGATTCAGTAACGAAGATATAGTTTCTATCTCAGGTGTTGTCAATGATATTGGTGGAGTTCCCGCTTCAGAAATGAATGGCCTACTTGAAGTATATCAACCAACATGGGACGGTTATTATATTAAGGTTCCTACTGTCGCAACTGCTAGTTCATCCGGTGGTGGTAATACGGTTGTCGCTTCACAACAAGTCTATTACGATACGTTCGTTCCACAGATCCAAGCAATAGTACCTAACACTACTAAAATAAATGCAGGCCTGAGTGCGCCTGTCGCAAAATCCTATGGTTCTTCTTCAGACAGTCGTACAGTAAATCAGTTTGTATACACTTTACAGGACGAAGTTCCGGTCTTTATAAATGAATATAATTTGAACTCACAACCGAAGATTGTTGCTTCTTCTGAAAACGTATCAACTGAAACGCTAAAGTTAAACCTATCATTGGTCACAGCAGATCCAAAAGTTTCTCCTGTAATTGACCTTCAACGTGTTGCAGTTATGACATTAGAAAACGTAATTGATCATGATGTATATGATCCTAATACAGATACACCGGATTATACTACGTTTGCATATGCTGCGCAACACATTACAACACCAGTTGTTGTTGATGAGTCCTCACTTGGCCTAAAGGTAATATTTTCAGGTAACCGACCATCTGGTTCTGACTTTGAAGTTTATGTTAAGACAGCACCAGACGAAGATACATTGGTCGCGTCTACTGCTATAGAAGGAGATTCTATACACGAATGGGTAAAGGTCGATATAGACAGAGAAATCCCTACAAGCGACAACCCATCTAATTTCCCAGAGTATGAGTATACTCATGAGTCAGAGCAGTTTACCGCATTCCAGATTAAGATCGTAATGCATTCAGAGAACTCTTCTAAGTCTCCTTTAATTAAAGACTTACGTGCAATTGCTCTGATAACAGGAGGTTCGGGTTCCACAGGTACTACTACCACATCAAGTTCAAGTAGCAATAGTGGTAGTACAAACACTACTAGTAGCACAGACACCGCCGGCGAAACCAATACAGGTGGCGATGATACGGGTACAGATACAGGAACTTCTTTATCAGCAGTTGCATTCCCTGAGATAAGTCAATTACCAACTTCGGTATCTATCACAGGCGCTCCTCGTATCCTAAGTCAGTACAATCCAGAATCGGACATCAATAATTACATGACTCCGAATGAGTACTGGCATCAAGGTACACGAAGGGTTCGATTGTTTGCTAAGTTCGATAATAATGGTGATTTCCAACTATACACCAATGACCCTAAAAAAGGAAGTGTCAATGTTGGGGACGATTCTCTAACAGGAAGTACTATCCTGGCCACAGGTAAGTGGTTGGATAGACCAGTAGAAGTGGGAGAGATTTTTGAATGTGGTTTCAGAATCACTCATGTTGACGATGTAGCACTACCTGTTTACTCTGGTGCTTTTGCAACCCAGGCCACTCCTAGAGCAGAACTAAGAAACGTAGGTACTGGTGCAGACATAGGTTATCAGGAAGTTATTTCCGTTGATGTTGGTGAACTTGACTCTAGCGGTAACATGATTACTTGGGGCGGGCATGGACTCGTTATCGATGAACATAGCAACTCGCTTGATAATGGTGCATCGTGGACTGTCGATTCACTACATCTAGATCCAGAAGTTGCCATCACTGGTACAGTAAGAATAGAAATATTCATTAGCCCAGACAATAGTCTAGACAATGGAACCACCCTTACAGGAACTACCTCTATACCATTAGATGTTAGCTATACTCTAGAGGGTGCCCCACTGGTTGATGACTCACTTGAGTCTCAGTTGGTTCTTTTGAATGCGGATGATGGTTTTGTTAATGACCCAGACCCTACTCTAACACACTATTCACTGGATTCGACTAAACCTAAAAACTTCCATTATGGCGCGACCGTTTCAGACCAAGTGTTGACAGTTGATGCAAACAGTTCTGTCGACTTCCATATGATGTGGGGGTCTGAACAAAACAGCACTATCGACGTAACTTTCGGAGCCGCATGGACGAATTCAGGAACTACTGTAACACTTAACCGTGGAGATTTCGCGTCGTTCACCGTTGCAAATGCTCCACAGGGCACTGACGCTACTGTTACAGCAACCACTACTCTACTTGGTTCAACGTTCACCAGAGAAGTCAAGATGATCGTTGGTGAAGGTGCTACATCTACGCCTGGCGCCGGCGGCAGTGGTAGCAGTAATGGCGATGGTGGCGATGGTGAAGGCGATCCGCAGCAGAACTAATTATGAATAATCATATAAAAGTAGAAGGACATAATAATCTAGTGCGAGATAGACGAACTGGAGTGTTACTAAATACCAACAAGGCTGAGATAGATAAAGCACGGAAGATAAGCAAATCAAATCAAGAAAAGCAAAATCATATTGAATATTTATCCAAAGAAGTTAAAGGATTAAAGGAAGATATGACACAAATAAAAGAATTGCTTTTTCGTTTAGTAGAGGATAAAAATGAGTAACATACAAGTAGTCAATCTTGCAGACAACATCAACGCCGCGATTTTAAAGATCAATCAAAACTTCGCTGAGATAGATACGTCTAAGATGACAGAGGCCGAAGTCAATGCATTGATTCAGGCTGCGATCGATAGTCTAGACGTGAGTCTTGATGCCGCTGCAGTCCGTGCAATCATCGAAGGTTCCGACTTGGATATGTCCGGCAATAAAGTTTTGTTTGGCAACATGTACCAGTCAGTGTCAGACCTACCAAATGCATCCACCTATCACGGTATGTTTGCTCATGTTCATGAAACAGGTGGAGCATACTTTGCGCATAGTAATTCATGGATAGAACTTGCAAACAAAAGCGACATAGGGACAGGTTCTTCGGATGTTGAATCCCTAGACGACTTAGAAGATGTCAATACCACAGGTAAAACTCTCGGACAGGTATTAAAGTGGAACGGATCTATTTGGATCGCTGATGATGAGTCTGGTGGCGGTTCAGGGACAGGTGGTACATCTGTCTACACAGTCACAGTATACGCTCGTTCTCCAAAAGAGACTACCCCTACAAAACCAAACAATGGGTCATATACATTTTCGACCGGAACCTTTGCAGAACCTACGGGTCCAAACTGGTACAGAAGTATTCCTTCAACTCCAGCAAACGAAGATGTCTGGGCGTCTACTACAACCTTTATTACGCTTGACCCAGACACAACCGTAAACGCAGGCACATGGTCAGATCCATCACTTGTAGGATCACAGTCAACTCCAGTAGATAACAGTGCGGGAGCTAAGTATGCACAGATATTTGCATATAAGAGAGTTGCAAGCGATACGACACTTGGCGCA